AGGATTGGCAATGCCATTATTAAATGACTGCCCAAGGTAATACGTCTTACTATTTATTACGGTTGAGACACCTGTGAAGGAGGTATCTATTGCCAAATTAGACCCTGTAGAAGGAACGATAGTAAGATTTCCATTACCACTTGGAGTACTGGTAAATTGATTTAAATTGTATCCATAAGGGGGATTTGTTTGTGCAGTACCTACAGTATTAAATCCTGCCATAGTTCTGTCTTGCCAGAACTTCAAAACTCCTGTATTTTGATCATAACTAATAACTTTACCTAAAGCAGTAGAACCTGTTCCAATAGTTTGTTTAACTAATGCATCTGCAGTAAATGTAGCAGAACTATATCCAGCACCAGTTAAACGAAGAGCAGGAACTGCACTTGCCTTATCTAATGATAGTAAGTTATTAGATCCAAATCCTTTAGGATCTTGAACCACACCAATTCTTGCTATTTGATTACCTGTAATAAAATCAGGGTTTTCTGTATCATTTTCTATTCTAGAATAGAGTAAAACATTATATGCACCCAATTCCTCATAGATATCAGATCCATGCCCACCTTGAGGTGGAATAATAACATTAAAAGTTGGTATTGTTGTTCCTGTAGGAACTCCACCTGCAACTAAATCTATATTGCCCCAAGAATAACCAGATCCTTGACTGGAAACAGTTATAGAATCAATTGTTTGGTCATTAGACATGATAACAGTGCATTCTGCACCAGAACCATCTCCTTTAATTGGAACTCTTGTATAAACAGCACCAGCAGTTCCTAAACCAACTCCTCTATTTGTAATAGTAACTATTTTAATAGATCCATCTACTGCATTATCTCTAACTGCAGCATTATCAGCATCTGTATCCCAATTTGGAGGAACTGGAATAAAATCAGTTGACTCGAATTTTACAATATCACTTGGTTTAATGGTATAAAGATACTTCCATACATATCCATCTCCACTACTTCCTGCAACCTTTGGTTCTAAATCAGTAAATGTTGGTTCATCTAGTGATGGTCTACCATTAGGATTTTCAGGATCAGTTCCATTCTGCAAACACTCATAAACTCTATAATCACTATTCAATATATAATAACTTGCAGAATATAAATTCGTAGCACCTGAAACATTAGCAGTATTCGATCTTGTATAATCTCCACGATACATATCATATGTCGTTCCTGAAGTCCATAATCTTTTTTGAACTACCTGTCTTACATCTGAAGAAGTAATTTTCTTCAAAGCAATCATAGTATCCCAATAACTATTCTCCTCATCAAAACTGTCTTTAGGAGCAGGGGGAGAAGTATCCCAATCAGATTGTATTTCTGTAGGGTTAGGCAATCCTATGAAAGAATAATATGCATTGCTAGTAGAATTTACACCAGCAATAAAATTCTTTGCATTTAATATCCTAATCTTATCAGTTATAATTGCAGCCATTTTTGGAACTTTTTATTTATTTATTAAAGGTTTTATGAAGGTTTAGTCACAACACTATTTACCCGTGGATATTTTACACCATTAGATGATGAAACTCTATTTCCATGATTATCATGTGGGAACGCAGTTCCACTTTGAGGTCTTTTAAAGACATAAGATACATATCGATTGTTACCATCACCAAAACTTGTGTAAGGACTTTGTGTTGGTGGATTTTCACCAGTAGATGCTATTTGTGCTTTAGCACCTTCCTTTAGATATTGAAGTGCATCAGCAGGTTTCATACTAGGAAATTGTTCAGCAGCACATGCTAAAAGTCCAGCAACTTGGGGTCCAGACATACTAGTTCCACTAGCAGATGCATTATAAAAATTAGAATCTCTTGGATCGGGTTGTTGATTACCATATCCAGAAGAATTATTTCTTACAGATGACATAATATTGCGACCAGGTGCATAAACATCAACTCTTTCTTCAAAACAACTAAAATTTGTTTTAGTTTCTGAAACTGTTGCTGCTATCGCACCTACAGATATTACGTTAGGAGCAGAACCAGGACTACCTCCTTGACAACATTCTACTCCAGTTCCACCTATAACAATACTATTAGCATAATCAGCACCAGTGCTAATATCAAGAGGAAAATAAGAATTACCTGCCGATCCTATCATAATAACTCCATCATTTATACAATCTACAATATCTGCCTCTAGTGCAGTGCTTCTTATTCCAAATACTCCAATTTCACCTGCAACTGGAACAGGAACTCTTCTTGCTTCTAACGTAGTTTTCTTTTGAGCATCAGTTTGACCACTCATATTTGTAGTAACTGTTCTATATTTTACTTCAGAAACATTTCCTAATGGAGTAACATCACTACTGTTTACTGAACTCCAACTATTATTACAGATAGTTGGATTTCTTCTACCAGTTGCAGGATTAATTGCTTTATTATTATGAAAATGTCTTACATATTCAAAAAGAATACTAGTCCAATTACTAACTCCATTTCCACCTTCGGCATCATTTGAAAATGCCATATTGTAAATATTAGCATCTCTTGCCCACCCTTGAGTATTTCCTGCTGCTATACCTGCTACATGAGTTCCATGACTGCTAGTTCCACCTGCATATGAATAATTGGCATTTGTAGAGTGACCTAATGCTGAACTATATGAAAACCAATTAAACTGAACTGCTCTATTACTTCCAGTCCCATCTGGATTTGCTTTAAATTCTGGATGATCAAAATTTAAATGACGATCAACTATTATAACATCTACATGTTTACCAGAACTTGTTGTATTATATGAACCTGTTTGTTGCGATGTTCCATCACTACCCCAAGATGCAGTTGCTTGTCCATCAATACACCTTTTAATTCCCCAATTTTTATCAGCAGCACCATCAGGAGTTTTATCCCAATCACCAGTTTGTGATGCATCCCATAGTTCAGCAGTATGAGATACAGGTTCTGCACAATCTAATACTCTAGAATCGTTTTTTAATTCTGCTGCTTCTTCATCAGTTAAAGTAAAATGACTATTCCTACTGGAGGGTCTCATTAGAGAACAAGTACACGCCCTACTAGGAACAGAACCACTCCCACTAGAAGCAGTCATCTCATTACAAAAGGTTGTTTTATCACTAAAATTATTCAGAGTGACTATATACTCTTTCATTTATGCCTCCGCTTGTATTAGAGTCAAAGTTACTGTAATTGCACGAGCAGAAGAATCCTTATTAGTCACTTTTGCATAAACTGTTGTAGAAGGAGTTCCATCATTATTCCATCCAATAACTCCTGGTGACATTAAAAATGTGCTTGCACCTGCAGTAGATGTTAAAACTTCTGCTATAACACCTGAACCTGGTGCGGGATCTGTTCCCTCTGTTCTACTAGCATCAGAAGTTCTAGATGCAGAATCAACATAAAGTCTAACCCAAGCAGGATGATCTATTGCTATTTTAAGTAAATTATATGCCTTAAATGCAGTTATTGATAAATCACCAGAAGCAGCAGCATTAAGAGAAGCAGTAGTAGCACTCTTTGTTGTTCTAGATGCTAGTGATCCACCACCACCAGCAATAGTAATTGTTTTTGTTGCTCCTGTTCCACTTGCTACAACCCCAGATCCAACAAAATTAAGTGTTGTTGCTAAAGTAGATAATGCAGAACCCTCATCTTGAACTGTTATTCCAGATCCACCGCCACTAGCATTGATAGTAACTTCTCCAGTAGCACCAGATACAGTTACATTTGTTCCTCCAACTATTGATGTTACAATTCCTGTTATATTTGTACCATTAATTGCTGATGCAGTTCCAGTTAGTTTAGATGCATTTAATGAAGTTATTCTACTAGCAGGGACTGTGCCACTATTTAAATTACTTGCATTTAAATTACCACTAAATGAGGTAGCAGTTACAACACCACTTGCATTTATTTGATTAAAGACAGATGTTCCTGTAGTATCAATACCAGCAATACTTCCTCCTCCACCACCTCCACTAGCATTAATAGTGACTGCACCCGTAGCACCAGATACTGTTACATTATTTCCTGCGACTATGGATGTTACAATTCCTGCTAACAAATTTGTTCCATCACCAATCAAATTATAAACTTCATTGAAATTAGAATTTACCGCATTTGCACCTGCCAAAAGAGTACTTCCATCTCCTGCATTTGGTGCTGAACCCGTGTTTATACCTACTTTAGCCATTATTGATACTTTAGGTTTGAAATATTTAGAATATCACTAAACATCATAATTTTTAGCATTGAGACTATTGGTTCTTGTTACAAGAGATCCAGTATTAATTCCAAGAACTCCATTCTCACCAAAGAAAGGATATGCATTAAGTTCTGATCTACCTTGAAGTTCTATTCTACCCCAACTAAAGTTACCCAAGAATTGTCGGTTGATAAATCCACCAGTATATCCAATTCCCGTATTAGCACCACCACCAATATCAGAATTTTGATTATCAAAACTATAATTTGTTGAATCAAAATATATTGAATTTGATGAGAAATTAAATGTGGATATTCCACTTATTCTAGTTTGAACTCTGACTACGCTTGTCAATGCTGTTCCAACAGTAGATATTCCTATGTTAGTATTTGCAACACTAACAACAGTTGCAGATTCGATTTGATAAACATTATCAAAGAAAGATTTACCAGTTGCAACTATAGTATTATCAAGTGCTCTTGATATTATAGAAGTTTGTGCAAATCCAATATTTGAATTATTAATTATCAAGTAATCACCAACACTAATACCACTTAATGTTGTTGCTGTACCTACAATAACAGTATCTCTGAGGAATGAATCTTGAGGAATATATAAATCAAATATTAATTTATCAATATCCGATACTACAGTTGTTCCAAATCCAACAACAGTTCCAGAATCACCGTTGTATGAAAGAACATCATTGGTTTCAGAAACTAATGAAGGTGGATCAATAAGAACCTGTGGAGCACTGGTATATCCTGTTCCACCATATGTTACTGTAATGCCTGTTACAGATCCATTAGATACCGTGGCAGTAGCAGTAGCAGTAGAACCTAATCCTACTGGAGTTTGTAATGAAACTGAAGGTGTAGAAGTATATCCTTTTCCTCCATCAGAAATTGTGATAGATGAAACTGAATTACCTGTTATAGAAGCAGAAACCGTTGCACCAACTTTAGGATTCTGATCAACTAAAGTGATATTATCTTGTAGAGTTTCACGAACACCTGAATCAGGATTTTCATTTATAGGATCAAAGAATGGTCGAACACTCTCAACATAAATTGTTGTTGATCCAATACCAACAGTTTTTAAGACATTTGCTGCTGGATAAATCCTTGGTTCATATAAATCCCTATCCTTACCAATTTGAAGATCATTAATAATTCTATCTTCAGTTTGTTTATGCCAAGTAACAGGTCTTACTAAAGTTTCATCTTCAGTATTTCCTGGTCCAAAGTATGGGTTAGTAGTAACTATATCAGTAGAATCGACTCTTAATACAGATCTTTCATCTTCTTCTAACCAAGGTTCTTGACCTTTAGCAGAATCATAAGTTATTTGTAAATCATCACCAATCTTAACTGTTTCGATAATATCTCTTGACTTAACATCAATACCACCACTTCCTTTATAGAAGATAATCTTACAAGTATCTCCTGCTTTAGGTGGTTCTGTAAATGTGATAAGACTTCCACCTTCAAAAGTATATCCTTTACCAGGAACTTGAAGAATATCATTTACAAATACCAAAATAACATCTTGAACATCAATCTTGGATCCTTTGGCAGCTCTAATAGAAATAATATTATCATTTAATTTCATCTGGAAAGTCCGTGTATCACCATCAAATTCATCTTGTGGTGTATCCAATGGTTGTAAAGTTCCTAAAGACCATCCTGTAAATTCATCAGTGAATATCTCATCTATAGTTAATTGGAATTCCTTATAAGTTGAAGTAGTAGGTATTCCAGTTGCTCCTCCAATAGGAAGTCTTAAAATTTCACCAATTCCATAACCATATCCAGTATTTGTTATACTAAAGTCCACTATACTTGAACCTTGTCCAACTACAACATTAACAAATGCATCTGAACCAACTCCACTCACAGAGTCAGAACTATAAGCAAGAGGAATATTTGTATAAGAAAGTGGTTCATCTATTATGACATCTAATGGTTTTTCTACTGTTCCACCTCTAGCATAGAAGTGTTCTGATGTAGATACTCCACTATTAACAGTGAATGAATAGTTATCAATAATTCCTAATACATTTGTTCCTTCAGCAGCAACATCACTTGGTCTAGGTGCAACAATAACACCCTGAACTTTACCACCAGACTTATAGAACGTAGGAACAGTTGAAACTCCAACATTTACATCAAACTTGGTAGGACTATTGACACCAATAACCTCTAATCCATTATATCCAGGATCACCTGATCTAGGATATTTGTGCTCTGTTGCATAACTATCTTTAGAACATGTAAATACCAAAGATTCTTTTGCAAGTTTAATACTTGTTCCAGCAGTTAAACCATGAGCACCAATTGTTAAATCTAATTGACCTGTACTTGCATTATAAGAAGCAGCACTTACATTATACTTAACTTCAGGTGATGATCCAACATTAATAGTAAGAGTATTTTCAGTTGTTGAAGCAATAGAAACAGCAGTGTTAGCTATTGGATCAGTACTTCTTGGGTATGTGTGTTTAGTGCTATGTGCGTCCATATCACAAGTAAATGTCAAAGCATTTTCTGGTATCCTGATAGACACTCCAGATTTTAAACCATGATTTGGACTTGTTAATACTAAAGTTCCATTTGCAGGATCATAAGTAGCATCTGTAACATCATGGGTTACAGTTTTAGATGTTCCAACATTAACAGTAATAGTATTAGTAGTTGATGATGTAATTACTGTAGAACCATATCCTACAACAGGATCAGTTGAACGTGGATATGCTTTATTAGAAGTATTTCCATCCATTTCACAATTGAATGTGATTGATCCAATAGCAAAACTTACAGCAGCACCAACTATTGCTCCGTGACCAGGAATGGTTAGAACCATATCTCCTGTGTTTGCATCATAAGTTGCACTGGTTGGTGTAGTAGTACCAACACCAACTGTTACACCACCCGTAGTAGCACTTACAAATGTATGATTATATGCACCACCAGATATGATCGCATCATCTGCAGTTCCTATGAATTGATGATTATAACTTCCACCAGTAACAACTGCACCTGTTGATGCACTTACAAACTGATGTGTATATTGATCTAATCCCTTTGCTGCAGTTACATTAACACTAATGGTTGTATTAGTTGTAGATCCAATAGAAATAGCAGTATCATATACTCTATCTCTATTTCTAGGATAGTAGTGATCTGAAGCACCATTATCCAAACCACATGTCATTGCAATTCCAGTTAATATTACATCTTTACCTACTTTCAATCCGTGAGGAGTTGAAGTGGTAACAGTCATTGTTCCATTCACATTATTATATGATACTGTCTGTATATCTCTTTCTGCAGCATTAGAGTATATGCAAGTAAATGCAATACCTGATAACTTAACTTCATCACCTAATGATAATCCATGAGGTGTAGCAGTTGTAATCGTGGTTATACCAGTTACATTAGTATAACTAACATCTTGTATATCTCTTGGTTTGTAGAATGCATTCCAGTTTGTAACAGCAACACCAGTTATATGTCCACCAGCAATAGATGCGGTTCCTATAGAAGTTATTGATGTAGTTTCTACATTCCTTTCCTGAACAGAAACGCCTACAGTTTGAACACCAGAACGATAACCCGATCCAGTATTACCTAAACCAATCGAAAGAATAGTTCCACCAGCAGATACAACTGCAGTTCCACCAGCAGCAACTAGTGGTTGATAACCAAATCCTTCTGTAGATCCAACAGAAAGAATAACACCACCAAGAGGTAAAGAAGTTACATTTGCATCTGTAGTTGATGAAGCAGCACCAGTAAACTGAATACTGGTTATTCCTAGATTCTCATTTAAGTTATAATTGAGAATTGGTCCTTGGAATACGTCATTAATTAAAATAACAGCATTTTCAGTTGCAATTCCTGTAATATTATTACCATCAGATTCTAAATTGAAATCTTTATTACTTCCATTAAATTCTGAAGAAATATCATCAAATACAAGGTTCTTATAATAAGTATCATTAACTGTATTAGGAACACCAGATCTCATAAATGATCTTCCTTGGAAACTAGAACTAGTTGATATACCAGTCCAATCTCTAGAATCAGGTGGATTAGTAGTTGTGCTTAATGGAATCTTACCATAAGGTGCTTCAACAAAATTAAGAATATTTTCTGTAATATTATAATTACCAGTAACTTTAGTTACCATTGTATCGGTAGAATGACCTGATAGGTTAGTTCCCATCCATTGTCTACGAACTCGTAGAACATTAGTGCTTCCAACCCCAACAGATTCGATCTTTATTATCTCTTCATTTACTCTTAACAGATCACCACCAAATATAGATGTTATTCCACTTAATTTTATAAGATCATCAGTAGTAAACATCTGCCTTGCAAGAGTAGTAGTTACAGCAGTGGATACAACAGGTGATTGAACAATATTATCTAAACAAAGTAGAACTTTAGCGTTAGCATTTGTTGCTACAAATCTATGAGATGTTCCAATACCAACATTAGTTAAACTAACAGATTCAGGAACTGAAAGAAGAGCTTTTCTAGCACTATCAGTAACTTTAATCTTATTATCATCTACCTTAATTGCGAATACATCATTTGGTAGTTTATTAGTAAATCCTATACCAGAGAATCCATTAGTGTTTGCAATACCGATTGCTTGTGTAGTTCCTGCACCAGCATGAACATACTTAATTTTTTCACCACTAACAAAGAAATGATTAGGTAATTCAATAGTATCATCAGTTGTGTTTATGATAGTAGAATCATTACCCTCAAAACTTCTCTCAAAAATAGTATCTTGATTATGTGTTAAATTAAACGCTCTCTTAATATCTCTATCAGTACCAGTATAATCAGAAGATTTTACTTGAATTGAAGAGTTATTAAAGTCAATATTAGTATGGGCATCATCTTGATACCTAAACGCATTCATAAAGACTTTAACATTTGTTGCAACGTTAGGAAGAGGTGTAAAGATTAATTGAGTAGTTGCTGCTATCCCAACTGAACCACCACCAGCAACAACATTGTTAGTAGAAATACCAGTATAGAAAGTTCCTAATCCAGTAATACCTTGTCCACCAGATGTAGTAACTACAGCATATTCATCAGTATCATAAGTCTCCCCCGTTCCATAATTTATATCATAATCATCAATAACTATTAATTCTGATATTCCATATTCACCATTACTTGTATCAGAAACTTGAATTACAAAATATGCAGCATCATAATCATCAGAGTAATCACCAACAACTTGTGGAGTAGGAGACCCTGTAGCGGGTATATTAGTAGATCTACTTTCTAATCTAGCATGTTTCAAATCAACCGAAGATTCTGATGTAGTAGATTCATTAGATTGTGCTACAACAATAGCATTAACAACTGCTGTAGTGCCTATTCCAATTGCATTTGGATGGAAATCTACTTTAACATCTGAACCATCAATATATGCAGAAAATGTACCAAAACCACTTACATTAGAATGGTTTAATGAAGTTGTCATTTCTGCATAATCTAACATATCAACTTCTGTTCCATCATGAACTAAATTAAGTTCTACCATCCCAAACTCATCATATAATCCTGTATTTTCGCTATCTTTAGTAATCTCTACAAGAACTTTTGCGGATCTGTATGTATTACCAATAGAAACAATATTAGTAGATGCACTTGCTTTAGGTACATTTACACTATGGGAATCAATTAATGTAGTTCCGACAGAAGTAGTTCCGATTCCTAAAAGATTATCGTCAAGATTATATGCTAATGATACAACCTCATAATCATTTACTTTAGATCTAGTTGGATAGAATAATAACTGCCCTTCAGACCCAACAATTGAGAAATCAAATGAACCTTGATCATAAACTGTTTCAACTCTTCCGTATTGTTGAATATATCCAAAAGATCCATCATGAATCAAATCAACAACCATAAGTTGTCTTTGACCATAAAATCTCTTATCTCTAATGTAACAAATATATTTTTGTGCTCTATGTTCAGATAACTTAAATCTTTCAACAACACTAAAAGGTGTTGCTCGTGGATGACTATTAAATGATCCACTCATATCATCAATAGTTAGAACCCTATTACCTATAGATTCTTCATAATCCTGCAATATTCTACTAGAAAATATTATTTCATCTGAAAGAATATGTTTTGGAACAACTAATGAATTTTCTTTAACTAAATCAAAATCACTAAATGTATTTAAATTTCCAATACCAATCAAATCATGAACTGGATTAACTTCCGTAGATGATGTAGTCAAACCAACAATCATAGATGAAGCATCCGTTGCTTTTGAATTTAACTGATAATCAGAAAATTTCTTATATCCTAAAGTATGATTTAAAGTGCTGACAACATCTTCCCAAACATTAAATGATACAGCAGATCTTAATGCGTATGAGAAATTCTGATAATAATCATTATCTTGTAGTCTTTGTTGATTTAAATTCAGAACTCCAGATTCTGTCTGCCATCCATTTTCAACTTTAGAAAATGCATCTAAAGTCAAATCAGATCTATATGATGATATTGAAGAAGCAATACCTTGAGTGTTAGAAGAATTACCTTTAATAATTTCTCCTTCCGAAAAACCACTAGTACCAGAAACTACTAATATTTCATTTTTAACGTCCCAAGTTTCTACCCTTCCTGATACATCATAACCTTCTGATGATTTTGAAGTAACCGTTTCCCCAACCAAATATTCATTAGAAGATAAATCTACATTAAATAAGGGGAAATATTTTTGTGGTATTACTCTTGCTGCAGCAGAATTAAATGGATTAAATGTTCCAGGATATTCTGCTCCAACTAATTCATCGGCAAGACTATATGTAACAATTCCAATTCCACCTAAATTAGCATCAACAGCACTTATTGTGAATAACTTATAATCATATTCAGCAGAGTTAAATCCTCTTCCAGTAGATCCAATACCAATACTGACATTTTCAATTAAAACTTTATCATCTACAGCAAATGGGAATGAATTTTCAGTACTAAATCCAACTGATAAAGTAAGAGTTACATCTTTAGTCGTAGTATTAAATCCAACGGTACTAATACCAACACCATTAGAATTTCCTGTAGGGATAATAAGTGGAGTAACTGGATTTATACCTGTAGTATTTTTTAAAATAGTAACTTTAGAATCACCTAAAGTGTATTGTAATTCTATATCTTTATCCTGTTTACCAGTTTCACCATCAAATACTAATAGTTTTGGTGCAACAGCATATCCTTTTCCAACAGAAGCAATTCCAATAGAACCAATAGATGCTAAAGAATTCATATGCATTACTTGAGGTAATGCTACAGTTGGTCTTAATGTAGTATCGGATGGGAAATTAAAACCTATATTTTGTATTTTTGTTTTCTTAATACGACCAATAGTACTACTTCCAACACTTATAATTGCATTTTTACCAAATTCAGTTGTTATAGTATTGATTCCTGGTAATGAATAGTAGTTCTGTCCACCATTTCTTATTTGGAAATCAGCAACTGGACCAAAAGCAGTTTTAGATGCAGTTGTATAATTAACAAGAGAAGTGGATGGAGAATAAGTTGTTTTTTCTGGATATTCCCTTAAAGTATAACTAAAAGCATTAGTTGATCCAACAGCAACAACAATAGGATGTTTTCCATTATACTTACTTTCAAAAACTTCTACTTGACTTCCACTATCAACTTCATCATCTACTACAATCTCCTTTTTAACCAAAGGTAGATTATTTTCATATACTGGATCTAATTTATAATATAAATTTTGAGGAATATTTTTATTAACAGTTAATGAAACCTTGGCATCTACAGAAACTCCAATTTGACCTGTTTTTATAACTTCAAAAACTGAACTATCTTTAGTTTTTTGCCACAAATCAGTAAAGTTCTCATCAGTATATAAATTAAAGTCGAATGCTGGATAACTACTTCCCTGACTATCATATCCTAATGAAGGATCAGAAACATCAAATTCTACAATAGAATCTTTATAAAGATCTATATGTGGATTAACTGCAGAGAATGAACCTGAATCAGTACCAGTAATAATAATAGTATTTGGATTTGGTAATTTAGAATTATAATAAGAATCAGATAATTTAATGTTGTTATTATCAAGTTTTATAATATAATAAATTCCATTATTAATAAGATCACTTGTATTTGAATTAATATTGCAAATTACCTTATCACCAGTATTAAATCTATGATCTTCTACTTTAATAGAATTATTATTATTATCAATATCCAATGCAGCAAATGTTCTAGGATTTATTACTAATCTTCTATTAAAATCATTATATTTAACAGTAATAGTAGTTTTAATTCCAGGATTAATATTAATATCAACAATATCATTTTGCAGTAATCCATGAGAATCTGCTGTTGATACATTTACTTTATTTCTAGTAACATCACCTGTTATTGGTTTATAATTAGTTTTAAAACTATGATATACACCTGTTCCTATTCCACTAAATGCTAACGTAGTAGAATTTTTAAATGCACTCGCTATACCAGTAAATGTTCCTGTAGAACCTAATCCTACCTTTACAGTTGCAATACCAATTAAACTGTCACTTATTTTAGCAGCATATAATGTCTCACCATCTTGTAATAATGCTGATGTTCCCCCAACAACACTCAATCCATTTCCACCATTAGTAGAATATGTTAATTCGTCTCCAGTTTCTAAATCATGGTTTCTTATGAATATTGATTTTGTAGGAACAAATAATTCAGTTAAACCAACTCCTGGATTACTGAATACCAATGTGCTACCAATACCAACACCACTAGCAGTTCCTTGAGCGACTGATTCTATCGGATTGAAATATATTTCAGTATTTCTTTTTGCAGTAAATGTAGTTTTAATACCTGCATTAATTTTAATTACACGAGAATTTTGATAAAGTATTGTAGTTGCAGAATGTGCAATTCCAGTTGTACCATTTTGTGCTCTTAAGACCCTAATTCTAGAAAATAGATCATCAACATTTAAAACTTTTACTACTTCACCCCCAATCCCAACTTCGAGAGTATCATTAGGTTTAATTTCATTTAAATTACCATTAAGATTAAAGAAAGTAACAAATCCAGTTACAGAAGGAACATCTACAGCAACAGTAGTAGATCCAATACCCATTAATGTAAATGTATCAGTACTAATACCAGCATTATATGCACCCTCTAATCCAGAAGATGTTGTAGATAATCCTGAAATTACAATAATATTATTTGCATCAAAATTATGAGGTTCTGCAGAAATAACTTTCCATTGACCATAAAAACCATTTTCAGCAGGATAAAATTCTACTCCAGTTATCGTTGAACTTCCAGCACTAATAGAAGAAACTCTTTTACCTAAAACTTGAGATACTTGAACATCAGCACCAAATCCTGCCATTTGATCTCGTGCAGTATTGGATGTCCCAAATTCTATAGTATCACCAACCTTATATAAATCTCCACTTGAAGAAATACCTACTTTTTCAACTTTACCTGGAGTGGTAACAAGAACATCAACTGTTTGATTTAATTCATTTGGAATATAAGCATACTTATATTCTACTTGTTGAGTTTCAATTAAATTATAAGGTTGAGTATTTCTTAACCATGATGTTTTGTCTAATTTATAATCTTTTTGATTTGAATAAACATTATAATTAAACTCATTAGGAGTAGATTTATATCCATCTCCAATCAAATAAGGAAAAGTAGGTCTTTTAAAACCATTAAAGTTCTCTGATGAATCTGCAGGACCATCATTAACAGTTGCAAAATATGCATAAGTTCCTTTTGGAAATTCTGGTGTAAAACAGAATCTACCATTATTTTCGTCAAGAACTGCATCATCATCTACTTTTTTATATGTAAAATCCTCTACAAAGAATCCTTCAGGATATAAACCAGTAGAAGGTCTTCCATCTTTTAATTCTAATAGATAACCAGATCTCATCTGTGATATAGAACCTCCAGATTTGGTTATATAACCATAAGGACCATAAATTGGATTACCGTCATATGCCCAACCAATTATAGGAGAATGATCACTAGATGGAATTTCAGTACCATTAGATAATTGAAGATCAGTCTTACCATATAAAATATCACCACTTTGATTTCTTCCAAAAACAGATTCTCTTAATTTACGTGGTGCATATAAATGAGAGAACTGCAATCCACTATTTTCATTAAATTCATGTGCAATAAATCCATCATCACCTGTAAAATTCTTTAAATATCTTTCAAATAAATTAATTCTCCATTCTTGAAGAAGTGCTCTAAATTGAGCACCATTACCAGGAACACTAATTGCAATTGTTGTATTATCATTATTATATCCAATACCACCTTCAATTATCTTTACTTCTATTAATTTACCATCAGAAATAATAGGAGTAACAACACAACCAGTTCCAGAACCTGAAATTATAACATCAGGAGGAGAATTATAATTTCTACCAGTATTTTGTATTAATACTTCTACAATTTGTCCATTATTAACAACTGCTTTTACTTGAGCATTTTCTCCTGCACTTAAATTGACATTAGGTTCTCTATTAAAATTAATAATTTCAGAATCACCATAATTACTACCTTTATCTGATAAATTAATAGATGTTATAGTTCCTCTAACTATTGGTTGAATTTTAGCACCAAATATTTCATCAGGAGATCCATCAAATTCTGCGGTACTAATACCAATTTTACCAGATAATGTAATAGAAATATCTTCGTAATTAAAAATATGTGTACCAATTCCTACAGAAGTTAAATCAACATATTGTTTAGTGTCATAGAAAAATGTTTTTTGATCATCTGCTCCTATAATTGATAATTTAAATTTATCATCACTAATTTTAGTTACATAATAATCAGTTCCACTTGTAAGACCTCCTATTTCCTGACCTGTAGATCCATATTGAATTATTTCACCAGAATTATAAGAATGATTTTCTAATGTTATAGTATTAATAGAAGTATTGACTCCAACAGGATTTAATACTTTTCTTCTATTAGAATATCCCGAACCACCTGAAATAATATTAATTCCTTCAACCACCATTTTTTTATCAAAAGATTCTAACGTATGACTTCCTACACCATAATTTGTTAGATCTATTGTATTAGTTCCACTAATCGCATCTTGTTTAGATGGATGCAATTTTATAGTACTATTATTAATAATAGAAGCATAATATTCAGAGTCAGTAGATAATCCCGCAACAGCTTTTTGTCCATTAGGTTTGTAAATTACTTTTTCTGCATTTCTAAATTTATGATAAGTACTAAATCCAATAGTATTAGAAGTAAGATCAACGCTACCATCAGGTAAAGCATCAAAATTAACTGTATGAGTAATTAATTTAGTATTTACAGACGCTCTTGCACCATCTCCATTACCACCTGAAATATTAACTTCAGGAACTTCTGTATAATCAAATCCAGGTTCAATAATCCTAATTTCCTTTACTGAACCTGAAACAGCAACAGTACCAGTTGCACCTGTTCCAACATTATCAGTAATATTTAAATTTGGAGGTATTAATACATCATATTCAGATCCACCAGAAATAACTTCTATAGAATTAACTTTTCCATAATGAATTGAATCATGTGACTTATAATTTAAAATTTCAACACCATTAATTAAAATACCAGTAAATCCTGGAGTTGTTTTATAATAATTACCATCATTAGAAGGTAAATCAATCTCTCTAAAAATATTTTGTGCTTGTAATGATTTTTGTTTGAATTTATGAGGTGCTAATTTATTATCAGTAACTGTAACTGCGGAATCTAATTTTATAAAATCAGACTCTGCTAAATTAGTCCTACTTTTAGCAAGTTTAATGATTAAACTATTAACTCTTTTTACAAAATAAAGACCCTCGTTTTTAGTAACTTCTCCAGAATCAATTACACCCAAATCAGTTGTAAACAAAGAAGAACTAATTGTTTCTCTAGTAGATAATGATCCTGTTGCATCATAGAATGATTCAATAATTCTTTGAGGATAATAGTAGACTGCATCACCTGTATAAAAACCATGATCACCACTTGACACTAATTGAATTTCTTCTCCAATAAAAGTGCCAGAAAAAGTAATGGTTTGAGGATCTAAATTTAATGGTTGGGAATTATATGTTGGAATTGACGTTGAAGCAACTAAATATTTTCCATTATCTTCATATACATTCTGAACGTTAGTTGAATATATGGATGCTTCAGGAAATGTAGTAGATTGTGTTTTTGATATGTTTCTTCTTATAGTAAACTTATATGTTAAATCAAGTAATCCCTGACCTTTAACAGTGATTTTTCTTGCTCCATCAACATCAATAACAGTAGATGATGGTTTTATACCACCTGCATTATCAATTAAATCTGCTTTATCACCAATCCTAAAAGAATGATCTACATCAAAATGAAGTAAATAAGTATTATCAGTAGGATCAATTACCTCTAAACTTTTAACTTTAAAAAGAGGTGCAATATTATAAAACCAATTTTTTGCTTTAAATGTAGTATCATTAATACCTAACGTTTTAATTTTAGCAGTCTCGTTTTTAGAGAAATTGTGAGTATAATCGGGATAATTAAGTTTATTTAAAACTGAAGTGATATTTACTTTAACAAGTTCTGTGGGATCAGCATTAGAATAACCATAAGTGTAGGTGTTAATACCAACGTTTGAAGCATCAACAATATCAGCAGTTATATTTGAACATCCAAAAAATTGATTTATTGATTTAGAAGTATAACTAACAATTCCAGTAGTGGCATCAGAATATAAAACAGTTAATTCACCAGAATCTGGAAAACCAACAGTTGAATCTACATCAAATGTAGTAGAACCTGTAGCAACTGATCCTATAACTTTTGTTTTGTCATGTACAACAAAAGTTCCATATATTGAACCATCTACTCTAACGTCTCTATTATAACCAGCATCAAAACTTAATTTATAGAAAGTTTTTCCTGCACCAACATTAATTGGTTCTACTTTAGTAACTGGAGCATATGCTTTTTCTGCAATATCTCCATATTTGTCCTGAAATAATGTAGAATTCTCTAATTCTGCAGGATCTCCCTCAACTGCCTCAACTACAAGGTCATTTGTAATTCTATAGTTAGCATTAGAAGGTGTGAAGAGGTAATCTCTTGGTTTTACAATTCTTACATCTTCCTCATAGAGTGCTTTGAACAAAATTTCAAAAGATCTATCAGTACCCTTACTTAAATAAAAATCTTTTGCTTGTTTAATGAAAAGGTTCTGATTTAAGTTAGAAGAAAGACTTCTATTCTCTAAACCAGGCAATAATTGATTTTTAGTTTTTAATAGAAATTCATTGAGGAACAAAGAACTTAAATTTTCAACCCTAGACCCCGCTATATGCCCTTCAGAGGTGCTTGAATTGAAAACTAATACATCTGGCTTGGTTTCTGCTTTATAAGAGGTTATTCCACAAAATCCTCTTATACATCCAGTGAATGCAGTCGTTGTAATTCCTGTATATGTAATAATCTCATTGTCAATTTTAAGTAATCCATAAGACTTTGGAAACCCATCAGTTCCTGCAGGAAAATTGACCATATCAACTTCAATGGTCTCATCATTTAGAGTTATATCAGTTTTTAATCCAACTTGACCTGTAAGATTAGTTAAATTATCAATCTTAACATATTCATCAATATTTTGTGCCAGATCAATAGGACCACCTTGGTATTCCTGTCCTTCATAGTAAGATTTCAGAAAGTCTGATACTAACGGAAACTCATCCCGTGTATACACAGGAAGTTGATTCTGTACTATGTTACTGAATTGGATTCTTTTTTCTGACATTTTATGATCTTACTAAGTTCCCGTTATGGTAGCTAGAGGTTACGATATAATTAGATGCTGCGGGGTCTAATCCAGAAGCAATTTCATCAACAACAGTTTCAAATGTACTATTACTAATATCTAGTTGTAAATAAAGATCCTGTAATCCAATCACATCATTGGATTTAGGGCAAGCAGACAATTCAACAATTGATTGCCCATCTTTTAATTTACCATTTATAATATTAATAGGGTTAATCGTTATTATGCCCTTTTTATAATTTATATTACCAACATTACGCTTAATTATAGTAGGGTTGGTAGATCCAGCATTAGGTAAGGTAAAGAGGAATAAAGAACCAGTTTCTCTATTTGTATTAGGAAGATCAGATAGATAAACGTCTTCAGTGCTATCAGTTGTTCTAAATGCAGAAGTTTTAATATTATAACCATCCATACTCTTAATATAAAACTCATTTCCAAACCCAATTTGGTATTCGGCAAAAGAATTAAGAGCAACCCGAAGGTCTCTTCTCATTTGAATTGTTGTAATATTGGATGTAACCGCATCACTACTATCATCAATAACAGATAAGAACTTACTATATTTAAATCTTGCTCCGTAACGGTTTAATTCAGTAGATTCAGAGTATTTTGTTGTATTTTGTTGCACAAGTGTAGAAACAAACTCTGCACTTGGAGCCATATTACTATTATAATAGACTTTTGAGTCAATTTCAATATAAAGATACTTCAAATCAAGAATTTCTGGAACAATTCCAGCAACAGCATACTTTTTCAACCTCATTTTGATATTTTCTTTAATCAAATTAGGTAAAAAGTCACCAGTTCTTGGTTTTATACTAATAAAGACCTTACCATACTGTGGAGGAACTAATTCTTCACCTCCAAAAACAGAAATTGACTCTGTTTCGGGATAAATCTTCGATGGAATTAGTGTTTCGTAGTCATTTGCTGTTAAAGCACGGTTTTGAGACGCATAAATTCGTGGTGCAAACTTTTTAACTGAATCTACACTCTCAATTATCTCTCCACCTTGAGCAGTTACGCCTGTTGTAAGTAAAGATATGCCAGAAGTGACTGTATATTCTTGAGAATTCCTTATATAAGATAATTTTCCAGAAAATTGGAATTGATTTATACCATTTGCACTATCTCCATTGCAAGTAATATAATTTACTGTAATATAATTGTTTTCTTCAAGTTTTTTACCAAAAATTCCATCTCCGAAGAAAATTTCATACCTTTCATTTTCAATTTCTTGTAAATAATAGACTTTTGATTCAGATTCTATGTCTAAAAGACTATCTTGAGTCGTATATTTTGTAGAAGTGGTAGATTGTTGGTTTCCTTTTACTGAAACTGCAATTAATTCGGTATCAATTCCACTATTTGGTAAAATAAACTTCTGATTTGGGTTTCTTCCCGAATATGTGAAATTTGAAGTTAATAATGTGCCTTCAGAAATAATAACATCGTCAAAATATGCAATTCCATCATTAACTGGGACTGTAATATCCTCTAAAATGGAAAAAATAAACGATTGTCCACCAAAACTACCTTCAGTTGATGCTACTGGACCTTTTTTAAGGGTTAAAGTAGATGGAGTTGGTATAACTGATGAGCAATCTACGAAAAAAGTGACTGATGCCGTTGCTGCTTTCCTTGAACGGGGTACATATCCTATATTTCTTGCCAATGAGACTACATTTTCTCTTAAAGTAGCACTATCAATGAAAACCTCATTGGTTATCATGTTAGCATTATAAGAGGTTATGTAGGTATTATATGCCAATACGTCAATAATCGAGGAAAGGTTAGATCCCTCGAAGTCATAATCCGTAAAATTGGAATTTGCTTTAAGATATTCTTTAAGCGTTGTCTTAATCTGGTCAAAATCCAGATTAGAAAAGTTGACTAATGGCATTTTATCTCGTTGGTAACAATGCGAACTCTAATTCTTGTGGTGGAGCCTCTGCACCTATGATATTATATTTCACAACAGCATCAAATGAGTTGTTATCAAAGTTAGGATTCACCACTACACTTGTTAAAGATACTCTGGGTTCATAATTTGTGATAGATTCTCTGATTTCATCAGAGATCGCAGTAGCAGTAATATTATCTACGTTCTCAAATAGCAATCCACTGATCCTTGAACCAAAGTTTTCATTAAATGGTTTCTCTCCAGGTATGGTCATGACAATATTTCGCACTGAACGAGCAATTGCATTCGCATTTTTAAGACCAATAAGGTCATTATTCAGGGGATTAGCCTGAAATGTCATACTAAGGTCTTTAAAACCTTGACTAACTCGCTCTAAAGGCATCTATTTGATTATATACGTAGTAAATATAACTTATTTATCACAGAAATTTGTATTATAATTCAGCACCACCATAGAATTCATCATCATAGTCGAGTCCTTCATAGAAATCACCATCATTTTTCTTTTCATAGAGGTCATTTTGTACTTTTACGTCTTTTTTCTTCGGTGTAATAGCATCATTAGCGATTTCTCTTAACATTTTTGGTTCCATGTTACCTCTATTCAATAAAAAAGGACTCTTTCGAGTCCCTTTTATTTATTTTCCTTGTCCTCGACTTCTTTTGGGTTTACCATTACGAGAGGAAGCGGCATTTTCCGTATGTTTGCCTTGTCCTTGTCGAGATTTTTTCGGGCGGGTAAGGATCTCTTCCCTTCCACCCGTTGTATACATCTTTGCCACTAGTTAATTCTCCTGAATAATGTGTTTACGAGTCACGCCCCTAGATTATACGAGTTTTTTCGTGACCGACTCTGATACGAGGATCGCACCATATCTCATAGTTCTCCTCTTTAGCGTCTAAACAGAACGATACGTCTTCTCCACACATGTCCTGAACACTTCCTGACTCAAAGACTTGCATCTTTGGAGCGAACCAAGGGTATGGGAGTTTCTCAAAAACGCCATTCTTAATCATAACCCACCCAAAACCTGTGTAATCTACAGTGAATGGTTTCTTACGCTTACTGATCGACTCCACAGTTTCGTGATTCATGACTCCACCGTTCTTGCGGAAGTCCTCTTCTTCTAACCAGTGAGCAACAGAGGTAGTCGTGCCATCCTCTGTAGCATACCAACCACCTGTGATCTCTCTTTCATCACCTTCAGCAGGAACTGCAAGATCACATAACTGCCAGAACTTCTGTGTATCGAAGACAATATCCGAATCAATCCATAATTGGTAGTCATACTTTAACTTACCATCCCAAGGTATCTGATCAGGACCACGTAGAACATTTGCTCCAAGACACTTACATCTCGCAAAGTTAACCATTGAAGAGTAATCTTGTGAGATCTGAATACTCATTCCGTTCTGAACCATATCAAAACAGAGTTGAACAAAGTTCTTTAGAAAGACATATGAACATCCACGACCTGGAAGAC